AAGTCAAAGGGGTTGATGAGCCAGTAGTCATCAATAGATCGGATTTGGAAGAGCCAAAGGACACGAAGCCAAAGGACACGAAGCCAAAAGGCAAAACGAAAGGCAAGACAGTAGCGATGCCAACTACTGGACCAGGTGATCAAGTATCTGACGATAGCGATAACGAAGAATCTGACGAAGATCAGCCTTCTGAATCAGACCAAGAAAAGTAATTTAAACAGCATTAAAACAGCATTGCAATGGGATTGCCAAAAGTAAGTATCATATTAGAAAACGGGACGCTAGGCTTAGTAGCTGGTAGTTCGGACGGTGTCGCAGGACTGGTATTGTCAGGTGTGGCAGTGGCTAGTAAAATAGCCTTGCTCGAACCCAAACAGATATTCAGTACCGACGAGGCAAAAGCCCTAGGACTGGACGAAGCCTACGATACCACCAACACGACCAACGTGTACAAGAATATCAAAGACTTCTACACACAAGCAGGCGAGGGAGCGGCACTATGGATCATGATTTTCGCCAAAACTTCGCTGATGGCGTCCATGGCAGACAAGACCAACAATCTAGTCAAGTTGCTGTTAGATGCTGCCGATGGTAAGATCAATATACTGGCACTGGGTCGAGTACCGAGTGGTGGATATGCGCCTACCTATGTAGATGGGATTGATCCTGACGTGGTCAATGGCATCACCAAGCTACATGCCCTCGCAGAGGAGTATGCAGCGGACTTCAAACCATTCCGAGCGATCATCGATGCGAGAGACTATAGGGGCGATATAGGCGACTTAATTGATTTGACCGAAAGCACCCACAACAGAGTGCAAGCGTGTATAGGCACGGATGTACTCGGTAGCAAGAATGCCGCTATAGGTTTATTGCTTGGTAGATATGCCAAGAATCCAGTACAAAGGAATCCTGGTCGAGTCAAAGACGGTGATCTAGGTGTATCGGCGAGTTATCTCACCGATGGAGCGACTAAGATAGAAGAGATCAGCACAGGCGAGCAAGATCAGTTGCATGACAAGGGGTTTGTTTTCCTCCGAAGATGGCAGGGCAAAAACGGTTACTTCTTTACGGATGATCCGACGGCTACAGCTCCGACAGATGACTACTCTAGTTTCGCAAGAGGTAGAGTGATCGACAAAGCGATCAGAATCACATACATCACATATGTCAATGAGATACTAGACGACTTGGACGTAGACGAAAACGGATACATACAAGCAGCCATCGCCAAAGACTATCAGTCGAAGATTCAAAACGCACTGGACTTGGCTATGACAGCCAACGAAGAGGTGAGTGCCATTCGTGCTACGGTTGACCCCAAGCAGAACGTGCTTAGTACCAACAAAATGGAAATCAGTCTCAAAATAAGACCGAAGTTCTACACCAAAGAGATTGAAATCACGCTAGGTTTTGAAAATCCAGCACTATAATCTAAACCGCAAAGACAATGTTTAACAGCGAAGAATACGGATGGAATGACTCACATGTGGTCATGCTTGGACGGCCAGTGTTTGGTCTAGTCTCCGTCAAATACAAAGAAGCCCAAGAGAAAAACAATATCTACGGCAAGGGCAAGAAACCGAGACGTAGAGGGCGTGGACGAGTGACATTCGACGGTGAGATCAAAATACTAGGCTCGGAGCTTTGGGCATTGATGCAGTCGTATGGCAATGGCAAATCGATCTTGTCGATACCACCCTTCGATATTGTACACGCTTTTTCCCCTGAAGAGGGCGGATTGGTGAGTACCAATATCCTCAAGTATGTAGAGTTTACCGAGGTGGAAGTATCCATCAAAGAAGGCGACACACACATAGAAATCACGCTTCCTGTCATCGTCGGTGATATAGAGTGGAATGTTTAGTTGGCTACTGGCTTTTGGCTACTGGCCTTTGGCAAAAAGCTGTTATCAAAATGCTTCTTTCTTCCTTAGCCAATAGCTAGAAGCCAGAAGCCAATAGTAAAATTAAATCAAATAGACAATGACCAAAATATCAAAAGAACAAATTGCGGCTTGGAAGGAAGAGTACAAGGACATCTATCAACTGAGTAGTGCGGATGGGAAGGTTGGGTATGTATTCGATCCTACTGCCAAATTTTCGGTAATGAAAATGATTGCTGCTGTCACTCCCAACGGACAAACAGCGGTGACAGATGCCATCTTGAATAACTGCTGGCTAGGAGGAGACGAAGAGATCAGAACGATACAGGCGTACAAAAACGAACTGGATGATCAGATTGACGAAATCTTCAACATCCCTGACTATGAAATCAAAGAAGAGCCAACCCATGCGGTGATCACTTCTTGTGGCGTGTCAGTGAAGGTCAGATATCCTGAGCGAACAGACCTGAAGGATGCCGAAAAGAGAAACAAGCTGCACAAGCCATTTGACACCAACATCTACTTGCTCGAAGCCTTGGCAATGGATGACTTGACAGAGATCAAGAAAAACAACCGAGTATATCTCGGAGTCATCCTGTGTATCAGGGAGGTGAAGCAAAAATTGAGGTTGCAAATAAAAAAGTTCTAGACGAGGCGGTCATCAATGACCAGTCCTCGGAATTGGAAAAAGCGGATGCGCTCATTATGTATCACTTGGGAATCGATCCTGATACACTGAGTGATGACAAATGGGCAGCCGCTTTCAAAGCATTACAATGGGCAAGACAACAAGAGCGTAAACACTCACAACCATGAAAATCTACGAGTACTTAGTCAAGATACGAGCGCAAGGGTCAGAGAATCTAGATAAAATCCGCAATGCCAGTGGCGCAGCGGAGACTAGTGTGTCGAAGCTCAATACAGCGTTTGGCGGCTTGGGTACTGCGGTGGCTGGATTGGCAATTGGAGCAGGTCTATTGTCTGCTGGCAATGCAGTCTTTGACCTTGGTGTCAAAATGGAACAAACTAGAGTCAGTTTTACCACTTTTTTGGGAGATGCGGACAAAGCCAATGCTACCATTGCCAAGCTCAATGAGTTTAGCAATGTCACGCCGTTTGACAATGACACCGTGATCCGTGCAGGCAAGTCACTCTTGGCATTCGGCACGAGTGCAGAGGCTCTACCTGATACCCTTCGAAAAATAGGAGACATATCGGCAGGCACAGGCAAAAACTTCAATGAACTAGCTACTATTTATGGCAAAGCCCGAATAGCAGGAACGCTCTATGCAGAGGATATCAATCAACTGGTAGAGGCAGGTGTACCTATCATGGGAGAGTTTGCAAAAGCACTAGGCACAACAGAGGACAACGTCAAGAAAATGGCATCCGAAGGGAAACTAAAATTCAAAGATCTGGAAAACGCATTTACCAACCTGACGGGCAAAGGTGGTATGTTTTTCGATTTGATGGCAAAGCAGTCTGAGACCGTCGGGGGTAAGATGTCAACTTTCAAAGGCAAGATGCAGACTATTGGTATTGCGATTGGAGAGTCTATGGGTAAGGCGGTCGCACCATTTTTAACATCGTCAATTAAATTACTTGATATACTTATACCTGCGCAAGAAAGGGAAAGCGCAATTTTATCAAGACAAAAAAACGTAGCTGAAGGGTTATTTTCGGTTTTAGAAAAAGGTAATCTCACGACCGAACAACGAGCCGTTGTTCTTGATAAAATTAATACTCAATATGCCCCCTATTTGGATCATTTACTTACGGAAAAAACATCACTGCATGATATAGCCAAAGCACATGATAGCGTGACAGACTCTTTGAAAAAGAAAATAGAATATCAATATAAAGCAGAATTGCAATCAGAACTTTTAGGTCGACAGGCTAAATTAATGTTTGAACTCATAAAAATTGACAATCAAAAAATAGGTATTAAGGCTTTGAATGGAGTGAAAGATCCTATTCAAAGAAAAGACATAGCCTATTCCCATGATATAGGAGGTTTGGGTTCAACTCAAGATATTATAAGATTGACAGCTGCTCACAGTAAAATCACTAGTAAAATTAATGGAGAGCTTGACGATGTAAAGAAGAAGTTGAGTATGCAAGATGCTGCTTTCCTTAAATTATTTGAAGAGAACCAAGCCAAGTCAGGGTTGTCGGTAGACAAAAATGGGTCACTTGTTGATAGCCTTGGCGATGACAAATCGTCTAGTTCATCTACCGATCTCAAAGAAGGTGTAGACAGCATCAATGGCGGTGGTACTCGCCATACGAATATCACGATCACACTTGGCAATCTGATAGGTGAGCAATCTATCACAGTTGCTAATAGTGGGGAAGCAGTCGAAGACATGAGAGACAAAGTAGAGGAAGCACTCTTGCGAGTGTTGAACTCTGCTAATATGATAGCGACACAGTAATGGCGAAGTTTGATCTGAAGAGGATAGCGAAGAGTTACTTCCAGTTGCCATTCCCAGCGTTGGGGGTGTTCAATGGAGTTGCTTTCACTGGGTCGATCATCAAGACGGTCAAAGGCATACTCAAGAAGAGTGAGTTCAATGGAGAGGATGTATTTCCTGTCGTGCTGGATGGTTGGGATATACCCGACGAGCCGACGATATCTATCCAAGGCGGCAATGATCTAGTGATCACTAAGCTGAATAGAGGCAAGCGAGTTGCCCATGTGATCGAAGAGATCAATCGGGAAAATATGGTGATCAATATGCGAGGGACGATCTTCTGCAAGTATGAAGATGAGTACCCTGCCGAGGATGTAGGCAAACTGCGCAATATCCTTGCCAAGGGGAAAGCCTTAGATATCGAGTGCGATTTACTGACGTACTTCAACATCACAAGAGTGGTGGTAGTAGATTGGAAGATGAACGAGGGAGAGGGTAGACCAATGGAGCAGGACTATACGATCAAATTTATCGAAGACATACCTGTAGAATTAGAATTAATAGATAATGAATAGAATAATCATCATACTCATGTTTGTACTCCAATCAGAAATCACCATCGGCAAATATCTATTTACGCAAGTCAATCACGTGAAGATAGAGGAGAGTTGGAAGACCATTGGTGACACGGCAAGTATCCAATTGCCCAGACTGAAGGAGCAGCTCGACAAAGTGATCAAAGTCGGTGATCCTGTGAGTATCAAGATCGGTTACAAGGATGTATTGTTTAGGGAGGAGTTCAAAGGCTTTGTAAGAAAAATAAGCCCAAGCTATCCGTACATGGTAGAGTGCGAGGACTATGTATTTCACGCCAAGCGAACCAACATCAGCAAGTTATTTAAGGAAGTAACCCTCAAGGACGTGATCAAACACATCGTGAATGAGATCAATGACAAGCAAGACACCTTCATCACCGTATCGGCTAATATACCAGAGGTCAATTTCGACAGTTTCCGCCTCAACAATGTGAGTGCTGCTGTGGCATTGCAAAAAATCAAAGATGAATATGGCTTGGTGTCGTACTTTGTCGGATCAAAGTTATTTGTAGGATTACCCGTCACCGACGTGAGTGGAGCAGGCGCAGCCGTCAAATATTCTACCTCGTGGAACATCATTAAATCGGATTTGAAACAAGTATCTAGCGAGGACAGAAAGTACAAGATCAAGGCAATTGCTATCCAAAAAGACAATACCCAACTGGAAGTAGAAGTAGGAGACAAAGACGGGGAGCTTCGCACTTTTTTCTATTATAAAATAACAGACAAAGAAAAGCTCAAAGAGCTAGCCACTTCGGAGCTATCCAAAATCAAGTACACAGGGTTTGAGGGGAACTTCAAGACTTTTTTTGTGCCATATGCTACCCATAGCATGGTAGCAGAGATAGAGGACAAAGACTATAACGATGGGCGCACTGGATCATATTTGATCGACAGCGTGACCAAGGAATTTGGCAGTGACGGAGCAAGGCGAACAATAGCAATCGGGATAAAACTATGAGTGAAAAATCAGCAGAAATCCGAGACTTGATGAGACGCATATGTGCTAAACCTATGTCGGTGTTCATCGCTACCGTGACCGCAGAGGTCGACGAGGAGACTTTGACTGTAGAAGTGAAGCCCATAGGTCAAGCCGAAATAGATCAAGTAAGACTCAAAGCAGCCATCGACGGACTCAAAGATGGGGTGGTCGAATACCCTGAGAAGGACAGTACGGTGCTTTGCGGCATCATAGGAGACGACGAAGATATTTGCTTCGTTTTGAAATGTAGCAAAGTCAACAAGACGCTCATCAACGGAGGACTCAACGGCGGTCTGATCAATATCACCACTCTAGTGGATGAGTTGAACAAAACGAATGAAGCGGTGACCGCTATCATGGACATCATGAACGGCTCGGCAATACCCGAACCAGGCAGTGGAGCACCGAGCGCATTGCAAGCGGCTGTCAAGGCTGCTTTGGTTGGCAAAGAACTAG